TAATGAGGAGGCGATGAAAGAAATTTTTTACTGACCGTTGTAGTCAGTGCGGGCCGGGCCTCATTCCCTACCTAAAGCGCTTTACCAAAAGCCCCCGCACCGATTCCAGCGGTTTTTTTATGCCTAAAATGCAATCTAATGCAACTTATATATGAAAATTCCAGATGGGAAATGATATGTTCCTTTCAGGAAAAAGACACAGTAAAAGAGGCTGGTTTCCGGTGGGACGCAGTAAATAAGCGATGGTTTACGCCAGTTGCTTCTATTGCTGAAACGTTCAAAGACGTAGCAAATGAAACTGCGATTAAAGCGCTGGAAACGGTTGGCGAAAAAATAGAAATGTCTCGCTCCGCTTCTGTGTCAGAAATGCAAATTCCAGTACCCGAAGATAAAAACTATTTCCCCTACCAACACGCCGGAATAACTTACGCCTGTCAAAACGAATCTACCCTAATAGGCGATGAAATGGGACTTGGTAAGACTATACAAGCAATAGGGGTTATCAACGCAAGCAAGCCAGAAACGGTCTTAATAATTTGCCCGGCTACACTGAAACTGAACTGGAAAAAAGAACTTCAAAGGTGGTTAGTAGACGTTAGAAATATCCACGTCCTTAATTCATCCGACCAATTCCCCACAAAACCCGATATTGTAATAATGAATTATGATATCGCAACCAAGTTTGCAGACCAAACCAAGTCTTTGAAATGGTCTTTGCTTGTATGTGACGAAGCGCACTATATGAAAAATCCAAAGGCTCAAAGAACAATGTCGGTTGTAGGGCATCAAAAAAAAGTATCTCCGATTCGAGCGGATAAGAAAATATTCCTTACCGGAACGCCCATAACTAATAGACCGATTGAAATTTGGCCCTTAGTGAGTTATTTGTGGCCGTCCGTTTTCAGTAATATGTTTCACTTCGCAAAAAGATACTGCGATGCCTCAAATACGGGTTGGGGTTGGGACTTTTCCGGTCACTCGAATATGGAAGAACTGCAAAGCCTTTTGCGTTCGTCTGGAATGATTCGTCGGTTGAAAAAAGATGTATTAACCGAACTTCCGCCCAAAACCCGGCAGGTAGTTGTTTTGCCTTCGGATACCGTTAAGGGGTTGGTAGGCAAAGAAGAAAAACAAGTAAAGCAATTTGAAGCCGAATTAAAGAAACTGAAAAAAGCCGTAATCTTGGCAAAGTCTCAAAAAGATGAAGCCGGTTACAAAAACGCGGTATCAAATTTGAGACAGGCTTACAATATTGCCTTTACGGAAATGGCCGCTATCCGAAAAGAACTTGCTATTGCAAAAATTCCTTTCGTTGTTGAGTATGTTCAGGCAATGATAGACGAAAATGAAAAAGTAGTGGTAATGGCACATCATAGAGACGTGGTAGATCACTTGCAAAACGAGTTTGGAATGAGTGCCGTAAAATTGTACGGCGGCATGAGTGAAATAGAAAAATCGAACAACGTAGACAGGTTTCAGACCGACCCGACCTGCAAAGTTTTCATTGGTTCCATACACGCTGCCGGGATTGGCATAACGTTGACGGCAGCGCAAAAGATGCTTTTTGCGGAACTGGATTGGACACCTGCGAATATGTTACAGGCAGAAGATAGGATTCACCGGATAGGGCAACAGGGTAACGCACTTATTCAACAACTCGTTTTTGACGGCTCTTTAGATGCAAAAATGGCCGAAACATTGGTAAGAAAAATGGGTGTTATTGAACGCGCTTTGGACACTACCGAACTGGATGAGCCGGTAGATATTTTTGAAGATTAAAACAAATTTCAATTATGGATTATACTTTCGAGTCGCTCAAAAAGAATTACACAAACATTAACGAACCGGCAAAAAGATTCCTGAAAATTTCGAGGGATGAATACGGGCTTTGCGCTTACGTTCAATATAGGTCAGCCGACCCTCGACAAAAAATACGTGGTTGGTGCTGCGATTCAAAGCAAGAAATTGCCGAATGGGTAGGCATTTCAAGGGCTGGATTGTATAAAATGATTGACCGTTTATCAGGGCAAAACCTACTCGAAACAGATGCAAAAGGCAATCTTTCTGTCACTGCTTTTTGGGTTGATACTGACAACGAGTGTAAACTTAGTTTACAAAATACAGAAAACAAAAAAACGGGAAGTGTAAACTTAGTTGACAGTGAGTGTAAACTAAGTTTACAAAAAAACGGCGAAAGTGTAAACTTAGTTACACCTAATATAGAGTTAGATATAAGTAAGAGTAAGAAAGAATATATGTCGGGCAAACCCGACGGCACTGAATTTTTACCCTTAGAAGAAAAAAAGAAAAAAGAAAAAGTACACCCTGCCGCCGCGCTGGAAAAGAAGATCGAAGCGCTAAGGGAGAAGTACATAGAACTGTCAAAAGACAAAGAAAAGAATCACGGCGAACTTTTGAAGTTGACCAAACAGGGCAACGCCCTAAAAGAACAACTCGAAACAGAAAAGGAAATTGATTCAGTAATTTTATTATTAAACAATGAAGCGGGGTTCAGGTACGAGTTAACATCCAAAGAGGCCCGGCGAATTATCGGGAAACGTCTTTCCGAAGACCCGCTGGAAAAAGTATTTCATGTTGTAAGATTCAAAATAAAAGAATGGAACGGCACAGAGTGGCACAAATACCTTAGACCTGAAACTTTGCTAAACGGTCATTTTGAAGGGTACTACCAAGCGTCGCTACTGCCAAAGTCAAAACCAACAACCCAACCCGTTTACGAAAAACCTAAAAAGTACCTTTCTGAAATCGACGGTATAATATTCCACAAATGAGCGCACAACATTTACAAGCAAAAGTACAGCCCCAGGCTTTAGAATTAGAGAAAGCGGTTTTAGGCGCTTTGATGCTCGACCGCGAGGCGGTAATGTCTGTCATTGACACACTAAGCCCTGAATCATTCTACTTAGAAGCCCACCAAAACATCTACCGGGCAATCCTTTCGCTTTTCAATCAAAGCAGCCCGGTTGATCTGTTGACGGTCACGGAAGAGTTAAGAAAAGCCGGAACGCTGGAAAAATGCGGCGGCCCTTATTACCTCGTTGAACTTTCAAACCGGGTTGCCAGTGCAGCAAATATCGAGTACCATGCCCGGATCATTCAGCAAAAGTGGATGCAAAGGAAACTAATAGAAGCCGGTACCCTGATTTTGCAGGAAGCATACCAAGACACAACAGACATTTTTGAAATGATCGACGATGCAGAAAAAGCGATTTTCGACATAACTTCCGGGGCATCAAAAAAAGATGCGAAAGGGGCCGGACAAATTGCGGGCGATGTTTTGAGAAATGCCGAAAGGGCAATGAAGAAAAAGCAGGAAGGCGGCATAACGGGCATACCTTCTGGATTGAGCGAATTAGACAACCTAACGGGCGGCTTTCAAAATTCTGATTTGATTATTTTAGCGGCCCGGCCCGGCATGGGCAAAACTGGATTAGTGCTTACAATAGCAAGCGCGGCGGCAAAAGCGGATAAGCCTGTTGGTTTTTTCAGTCTTGAAATGTCAGAAACTCAACTGATAGGAAGATTAGTAGGTTCTGAAAGTGGGGTATCTTCAAACCGAATGATGAACGGAAGCCTACACAATTCTGACTTGCTTTTAATCCAGGAGTCAACCGAAACAATGAACGGCTTAAAACTCTTCATCGATGATTCATCCGCGCTTTCGATTGTAGAGGTAAAGGCAAAGGCGCGGCGAATGAAAATGAAACACGGAATAGAATTGCTGATAGTTGATTATTTACAGTTGATGAAATCAGGCGGCAAAAGCGGAAACAGGGAGCAGGAAATTTCCCAAATATCGCAGGGGTTGAAAGCACTGGCAAAGGATTTGAATATTCCCGTTATAGCACTTTCGCAGTTAAGCAGGGCGGTTGAAATTAGAGGCGGCGCAAAACGCCCGCAGTTATCAGACCTTCGTGAGAGTGGCGGGATAGAGCAGGATGCAGATATTGTTTCGTTTATTTATCGGCCCGAATATTACAGTATCTTAGAGGATGAAAACGGGCGCAGCCTAAAAGGGGTAGCAGAAATAATAATTGAGAAACACCGCAACGGCCCTACCGGAACAATCGAAGTGAGATTTGAGGAACAATTTGCCAGGTTCGCAGATTTAAAAAGCGCTCAATTTCCCGGAACGCCGCCCGTGCAAAACGCCGTTCCCGATTGGTCGCCAAAAATAGGAATGCCAGCAACAAGATCGGAGCCATCGGATGCGCCTTTCTAAAATCAAATAAAATGGACAAACTTGAAAAATATTACCGGCAGGAATTTATGAAATACCCGCACATTCCAGACTT